GCGGGTTTCTCGCCGTCCTTCTCCGCCATCATCCTCTGAAACTCGGCCGCCGCCTTGATGTCCTCGGCTGTCTCTTCGGTTTCCGCGGGCCTCTCCACATCGTACTCGAAAGGGAAGTACACGGCCTCATCTGCTAGGTGGTCCTTGATGGTCTGATCCACCAGCACGTCCTCTTGGAACCTCAGCTGCACTTTGTGGAATAGATTCCGTGTAGCCTCTCCGGCCACAATCACCCCGCGTTTCTTGGCGTGGTTGTGCAGCGCGCCTCCGGCCTCGCAGTATCCTAGCCCCTCCCTAATCCACAGGGCGATTCTCTTCAGGATACCATCCGTCTCCCCGATCTTATCCATGTGCTCCAGCGCGTCATCAACGATGGACCTGTTCAGTCTCCTGCGATATGTTATCAGGATAAAGACCGCGAGCACGATGTCGTCCAGCGTCTGCTGGTCAACATTCCAGGCATACTCCCTGACCTCCCCGGCTATTCTCATCTCTCCCGTCAGGGTTCGCGCGTACGCTCGCGCTGTTTCCAGAGTGAACGCCTTCTCCACCCTGGCTGTACAGAACTCGTACAGTTTCTTGAACTTCTTGCAATCAACCGGGATGAAGTACTCGGTATTGTTGGCTGGGTTCTTGTAAGCCCTCTTGCAGAAGCCGTCTTTTGCCATCACCCTGTAGTTGGGCACAAAGATGATGGACTGGAAAACATTCGGGATCTGATAGAACATGTTTCCCCCTGCAGTCACACGAGTGATGGATAACTCGAACTGCGATCCCCAGCACCTGCTTTTCTCTATCATGAGGTTGAAGCCAAAAGGCGTCTCGAAGCCACCTTTCAGCAAGTAGGCGAGCCAGTGCTCCCTATCATGCACGTATGCAAAGGCTGGATCCCCGATCCACCTGAACCTCAAGTGCTTACGACCATCCTTCACGATGGTGTCGAAAGCATAGCCTTTCTCGGCGGACTCCCAGGCCTCGACCACGAGGGCCTCAACCGGGAAGTGCATATAGGCTCTCAGCACCCTGGTGCTGTGGTTCCGCATGCCCTCAGCTAGCTTGTCCAAGCTGATGTCATACAGCGAATGGTTCGCTATGGCATGCGGGGCAGTGCTGTTACAATTCTCCCACCCCGACAAACAGAAACTTTCCGTCGGCACGCAGGAAGCGAGCATCTGGACGTCTGCGTGCAGCTGTTCCAGAGTCAATCCTCCCACGGCGATACCTCTCGACTGGTACTTGTTTGGTGCCAGGCCTCTCAGATAGACGGAGGCGGCCGAGACAAAATGTCTCTGCTGGTCCCGAGCGGACCTCAAAGTACAGCCATGCGCGCTCTTCTTGCCAAGAGCTCTCTGGGCAAACTTGCTGGCACTAGGCCCTATCTCGATGAAGGAGTGCAAGTTTCTCACATACCTGTCAAGCAGGTGGTCTGCGATGCTTAGATGTGCAGCACCTATCTGATGCATCCCGGTGGCCGGGGCATCACGACCTGGTATAATGATGGTGGGTGCGTACATTTGCGAAAGCGACCTGTGCGCGTCAACCGATAAATCGGTCCGTACACGGATGGCGTTCTTGTAACGCTGGTTGAGAATCGCATTATCATACGTCTCAATCGTAAGCTGGTTAGCTTTGCTTTGTAGCATCTTGTCGTTTGGGTTGGGACACGGGCGGGTCCCTGGGGTAGTACTCAATGAGTGTTGGTGCGTGGCCAATCAGAATCAAAG